CTCAAAAACTTTATACTTATATTTAAAGGTTTTATGTGTTAAATAACGGTGATACGTTATACTTATTCCAACGCCTGTAAATAAAAAGTACAATAATATTGACTGCATAATTCCATATGAATTAAAGCCATATGTAATTAAGTATGAGACAATAGCTACTAAATTAAAAAACTGTAAATATTTAAGGCTTTTCATTAAATTGTAAAGTCTCTAATTTAGCAGGTTTTAAGATACCTTTTTGAACAAGTTTGCCTGTAATAAAACATACAGTGCCTAATGTTGGTCTCACTATGCTTTTATACAGAGTAATATTAGCGCCTTTTAGTTCTTTTTTAATGCTATTTGTTCTCTGTTTGGCAAGCCAAGACAACGCAAAAGCAATAGTTTTATTTGTTGGCATTTTTCTAACTAGTGGCGTAAATATCTTATGATACCCTATTTGATAAGCGGGATCAAGCTGTTTAACTTTTGCATAACGCAACCAAAGTGCATTTTGTTTTAAGTTAAAGCCATATATGTGGTTCATCATTGTACAGACGATTTTGCCGCCGCCACCGCCGCCACCGCCGCCACCGTCTCCACCGTCTCCACCCGGATCGCCTGTAGATTCAGCTTCGTCAGTACCTACTTCACTAGCTGTTCCAGTTCCAGTACCTGTTCCTGTACCTGTACTTGTACCACCACTAACAGAAGCGTCTGACTCAGATTCTGCTACAGAACCCATTCCAAATCCATCATCATCTTCTGTATCATCTGTACCAAATGAAGAATCCATAGCGTCTGCTATAGCAGCAGCAGCAGGTGGAGCAGCAGGTGTTTCTGTAGTAGTACTAGTATCTATTACATCTGGAAGATCTTCTGGAGTATAGGATAATGCGTTATTAATAGTAGGTACGCCACTAATTGAAAGGTCTGTTTCTGGTCCTGTTAATCCTTTGCCTAATGCTATTTGTTCTGCTTCTGATCTTAATGATCCTTTAGGATCTGCGGCTAAAGCTGCATCTTTTTTAGCTTGGTCTAAAATATCTTCTATGCTTTTTAAAGAATTTTTATCTATTGTTTTAACGTCTGTTGGAGTAATAGTATGTTGCCAACCAAAATGAGGACTATACGTAAAATTAGCGGCAAATTGTCCTATGTGACTAGCATGAATATTACCGTCTTTATCTATACTAACCGAATAATTAGGGTCATCCATTACATTTACACCCTGCATACTATTAAAGGAGTCTAGTGCTGCAATTACCTGAACCATATCTCTTTGTTCTTTATCTAAATCTTTAAAACTATTTTCATAAGATATAGCTGCTCTATTAGCGGCATTTGCCTGCTCCATAGGTATACTTTTTAATGATTGAAAACCTTCAGCAATAGTACTAGTACCTAGCAAACCTCTTTCCATCATACCTGCTAAACCTTGTACAGTACCTACAACTGGGGCATACTGGCCCATATTTAAGGCCGCAGAAGTAAGAAAACCCATACCACTAAGCATAGCTCTACCCGCATATGTATCCGCTAAAGAAGCAAAGCTTTTTAGTCCCGCTATATTTTCGTAAGTAGGAGACGACATTAGTTCTGCTACAGAACCTGTTCCGGGCGTATTTTGACTTGTAGCAACACCAGAAGAAGTATCACCACCAGTATCAACTGTAACACCACCAGTAGTGCCGTCTCCTCCTGTAGTATCTGTAGCTGTTGCTGCTGTAGCGGGAATATTTTTAAACAAATTAGCAATATAATTAGTTACAGCAGATCGTTCTGTAGTAGTTGAACTGTTAATAGTATTAGCAGGCATAAAGCTGCTTAAATAATTAAAAGTTTCTACTCCCATCATATCTTTTGCGCTAGAAGCCGGAAAAGCTACTCGACTACCCGTACTTACAAGGTCTTGTTCTGAGTCCGTAGTATCTGTAGTAGAACTACCGCTAGAAGATCCAAAACCCCCAAAAACAGTATTTAACGTACCTGCCGTAGAAACTAAAAGAGGAAGAAGATTAGATGCTGTAGAAACATCTACTAACGCACCGTTAGCTGCTTTAATAGTTTTTTTTTCAGAATTATCTTCTTCTTCGTCTTCCTCTGTTTCACCTTCTTCATAGTCTTCTATAACTTCAATGTCTTCAATAGTAAATGGAGGTCCACCAGCATTAAATATTGTGTCGTCAGGCAATGTTTGACCCTCTTCAGTACCAAACTGCCCCATAGCTTCCATTTTTTTATAGCCAATCTTAGCTTGATCTCTAAGATTCATAAAGTATTCTACACCAAAATAACGTACTACGTCAGCAGGAACTACCATTTCGCCTTCACTAAGCATAGCGGGTTGATCGTCACGAACTTCCTTTGCTGTACTGCCTAGTGGAATATTATTACCGGAGACTTTATCTACGTTGCCGCCATCTTCAAATAGTTCCATTTGCTTTTCGTACATAGTCAATCCCTTTTATTTAAATTTTCCAAAGCCTTTATCTTTTGAAGGGCATGAATGTAGCCTTGAGCCCTATGTAGTACAATGTTATTTTCTGCCTGTTCTAATACTTTATGCTGATACGCAATCAACTCATCTAAATATTCTTTTACATTAGCCCATAGGTGGGGGTTGCTGACCAGTGCCTTGAGGCGTTCCGCCTTGTGCTGGCTGTTGCTCATTTCCTGTAAATCCCTGTTCTTGTGGACCCGGTGCTACTCCAGTACCAATCGTACCACCACCAGCACCAGTTTGATCTGCTGGATTAACTCCTGCTGGAGCCCCTTGCTGCGGTGCTTGTTGCGGCTGTGGTTGAGTAGCTTGCCATGCTTTCATCATCTCGGCTTGAATAGCGGCGTCACCCATATTGTTGACAACCTTTTCAGGATCAAGATCAAGCGATCTGGCAATTTCTGTAATAATATAGTCCATTTTTGCAAAAGGTGCAAGCTGTGGACTGCTAGTAACTTGAATAAATTGCATCAAGCGCTGGCTACGTACTTCGTTAGCCATTAAGCTTTCAGTGCCACGTGCCTTAACTTCAAGATCGCCTTTGATGTCTTTATCAAAAGAAAATTGCATGTTAAATTGAAATAAACCATCGCCTAATGGTTTTAACAAATAATCATCTACGTTTTTAATGACGTTCTTAATGCTACCTGCTGCTGCACCCATAAGCATACTAATGCCACTGGCGGTACGACCTACGCCAGTGACACCCGTCTGTCCATGTGCAAATGATGGGAAGCCTGTGCTTTCGTCAGCAAGTTGCCGAGCCTTATCAAATAATTGTAAGTTCTCACCAGCAACATTTGGAAACTTTGTACCAAATATAGCTTGACCGGGCGCACCACCCTGACGACGAAACACTTTACCCGGATACACACTAAGGTCTTGACCCGGTACTAAGTTTGTTTCATCAACTTCAATAAGTAAGTTACCAGACAAAACAGCATTATCCACCGCCATTCTCATAAAGCCATTCATAAGAATCTGCGTATCTTCCATATTTTCAGCAATGCCTACACCAAAAAAGCTGTATGGATTTAGCTCATATGGTGCTGCCATATACGGAATACGTACAGGTTTAAATGGATTAATTACAAGACGTATAATTTGACCGTTTACTGTCCAGATGTTTGCCTGAACTTGATCGTAATCTGCATATTCTTCTGGAATATCTAAGTCTTCGTTTTCAAGAAGCTCTGTGTCAATAACACCCCAGTATTCTAATACCTCAAAACGATCAATATTGTGTGTCTGTTCATAGTCAGCAAGATCGTCTTCCCACCATTCTTTAACGTAAGATTCACCTTGCTCAATGCACTGATCTATAACATTACCCCTAAAGAAAGGACGTTTCTTTAAATTACGTAGCTGACTACGGCTCATTTTATGCCGTTGAACTACATACTGTGCTTCTTCCATATTGTTTGCGTCTGGGTCTGGATAAAAGTTCCACACGCTTACGTGACCAACTTGAGGCACGGTTTTAATTGTAGGATTGTATGTACCGTCTTCGTCCCAGTTTGCGTACTCTTTGTTTACTGCAAATGGACCTTTTAAGACACCCGTTCCAAACAACGCCATTTCAAACGCTGTGCTACGAAGATGTTTAGATGCATTACATTCTTCTAACTGATCCATAATTTTTTTCTGCATTTTCTTTGCAGCAACCATTGCAGGATGGAACGTAAGTTTTGTTGGAGTTGTACCCGGTCCCCTTTTAAGACCTTTAAGCTCACCCAGCTTTTCTTCCATAGCGCCCAGCATAAGGCTATTGTAAGTAGCACCGGGCGGCAACTCTTTACCGTCGCCTGCAAACCCATATGGATTTATTTGGTCTGCTCCTACTTGTGGTTCTTCTTCACGTAGTTCATCCGGTAAAGTCGGATCATAATGTACTGTATCTTCTACACCTTCTGGAAGAGTTGTAGGGTCAATAGTAAGAGGAAAGCGCTGACTACCAAATAGTACGTCAATAATTTGACCATAAGCAGCAAGAGTTTTTGTTTTTGTGATTTTGATGAAGACACGAGATTTTTCCGTTTCCATAAACTGTACGTCTGGCCCATAGATACCACGATAATTACGATATGCTTTTAACCAGCGTTGTTCTTCTGTAAAACGGTATGTTTTAGCTTTTTCATACTTATCATTAATATATCGAAGAATAGGCGTAAATCCGTAGTCCCAATCTTCTACGTCTTTAACGTCTTCTGCCGCAATGCCCATGCGCTCAATTAGGTTTTCGTCTTCTTCGATAGCCATTTACACTTCCTTTAATATCCAAACACAGCGTCAGCGGGTCTATGTGAATTACGCGGTGTATTGGGGTCGTAATCAAATATACTGAAACGAGGTCTAGACATTATACCATAACGTAGCGCGTCATACAAATGATCTTCTGCGTTAGTGTCTATATCTTCGGGGTTCTTTTTATCAATAGGTAGTGCAGGTAACTGAGCAACTATGTTTGTACAATTATTAAAAAACACTAAACGCGGTTCCTCTGTAAATTCATCTATCTGTAGTCTTCTATGTATTTCGTTTTTACCTGCTACGCGACTACCTTTACTTCTATCTGACGGCCTCCACCTGCACCCTCTAATAATCATTTGTTCCGCTAGACTTGGCCCTGTGTCACCCCGCTTGTGCCACAATGAGCTGTCCAATACACCATACTTAATATTGCCGTCTTCTGCCTCTAAATCTAAAATCATGTCAGCTAAATCCGTAGCTAACACCTTTGACACATATAACTCTCTGTACACAATCAGCTGTTCGTCTGGACTTACAGCAAACCAAACAACCCCAGTATAAGATCCGTACCCATAGTCACAGGCCCTAAATTTAACCCAATTACTTGGAATATGAAAAGGCTCAATAACGTGAACATTACGGTCAAACTCGGTAAAGGCTGCACCTTCTTTAATGTCCCAGTCGCCGTCTAGTAATTGCCTCTTTTGTTGCTCCGGTAACGACAAAAGCATTGCTTCATAGTCACCGCTTTCAGATAAGTACGGATTATCGACAAGTCTTGCGGGTATAAACCTACGCTTAAATAATGGCTTTCCTGCTTTTATGTGTCCAGCAGGATATTTTAATTCTTCTCCGGTTTCAATGTCTGTAGCATTAAAACGCTTATTAGGTGGTGCTGGATCAATAAACATCTTCTTGACCCAATGATGGCCTCTGCCACCCGGATTGGTAGTAGCCCTCATGTACACCGGAAGATCAGGAGCAGTGGACCGTAGACGAGATCGCATATAATCCCATGCATATGGGGTTGCCCATTGTGTCAACTCGTCAAAGCCTATCCAGCTAAATGCTAGACCCT